CCTGATAGGCAGTGACGATCACTTCCAGCAGCGTCAGCCATTCGGCATCGGTCAGCACCGCAAGATCGGTCTTGCCGATGCTTTCCAGGTATTCGCCGGCCATGGGGCTCGCGGCCTGGATGGCAGCGATTTCGTGTTCATCGGGATCAATCACGCCCCACCTCCGACGCATGGCATGCATGCAGCGCATGGAGCAGACAAAGCGCGGAGCGCCGGTCTTGCGCCGCGGATCGAACCAGCCAAAGCAGCGCGCAGTGCGCAGACGACAGGCAGCGCATTTCACATGAACCTCACGGCGGTGATTTCGGTGTATTGGCCCGTGGGCCGGACTTGGATTGCGATGGGGCGGCGCAGATGGTGCTGCTGGGCCAGCGCTTCATTCACCGTCATGGGTGGCGGTAGGTTGCCCGCGCGACGCCGCCACCAGGACAGAGCCTTGTCGCGGGGAAATCCGGTGTGCTCGAAACACACCCATTCGCTGTGCTGGGTCAGGCCGCATTCGTAGGTGACGCGCAGCGATGCCGGCTTGCCGGGCTTTTCGTGCCGCGAGTAGCCAATATCCGTGACATCGCACCAGGCTGCCTGGATCTGCGTCGATAGTAACGCGTCTGACGCCGCCTTCGGCGCCACCTTCACCACCGGTGGCGGGAATTCATAGTCGCATTCAATGCAGTGCCGCGCGCTCGCGTGGTTGATGGTTTTGCATTCTGGGCAGGTTTTGATCGGCGCCTTGCCGTCCTCTGCGGATTCCTTTTTGCGGCCATCAACCGTGTCGATCGGGCCATGCCGTGCGGTGTTGCCGGCGAAGTCCAGGACCAGGCAGTCATCCTTGCCCTCGGCAAGGCGCGTGCCGCGACCGACCATCTGGACATAAAGGCCGACACTCTTGGTCGGGCGCAGCAGCGCGATCAGGTCTGTGCCCGGCGCATCAAAACCGGTGGTGAGCACATTGGCGTTGGTGACGCAGCGGAGCCTTCCGGCCTTGAACGCCGTCAGGATGCCATCGCGTTCGGGCCCGGGCGTATCGCCCGTGACGGTCTCGGCGCTGATGCCGTGCTCGCGGACAGCGTCACGCACATGGCGCGCATGGGCAACGCCGGAGCAGAATACCAGCCAGGATCCGCGATCCGCGCCATGCTCGACAATCTCGGCCACGGCGGCGCGTGTGACCTCATCGCGATCCACTGCGGCCTCAAGGTCCTTGGCGATGAATTCCCCGCCCCGTATGCCAACACCACCGACATCAAGCTGCGTATTGGTCTGCTTGGGGACTACCGGGCAGAGATAGCCTTGCTGGATCATCTCCAGCACCGGCACCTCATAGGCGATATCGGTGAACAGCCGATCCTCGCCCTCATGCAACAGGCCGCTATCCAGCCGGTAAGGTGTGGCGGTGAAACCGACGACCTTGGTGAGGCCAGCATTGATCTCCTTGAGCTGCGTCAGAAAGCGGCGATACATGCCGCTGTCATTCCGGCCCAGCAGATGGGCTTCATCGATCAGCACCAGATCGCAGCGCTGCACCTTGTACGCATGGCGATGGATGGACTGAATGCCGGCAAACAGAATCTGCGCATGAATGTCCCGGCGTGACAGCCCGGCTGAATAGATACCGGCTGGCGCATCGGGCCAGGCGCGCAGCAGCGCCATGAAGTTTTGCTGGATCAGCTCCTTCACATGGGTAAGGATCAGCACGCGGGTATCGCCATAGGCGGCGATCGCCTCCTGCGTGAAGCCTGCGATGCAGAGGCTTTTTCCCGTACCTGTTGGAAGCACGACCAATGGATTTCCCTCGCTGGCGGAGAAATAGTCGTAGAGCGCCTCGATGGCCGAGCGCTGATACGGACGGAGGGAGAGGGTCAACGCTGCGCCCCTTCCATTCCATCCTCAAGGAGCGGCGCGCAGCGCCGGCGCAGATCGAGCCTCGGGGCCGAAAGTAGAAGCTGGGACCGGAGCACGATCTGCCGCACTCGGTTCTTGCTGATATTGAACGATTGTCCGATGTCTTCGAATGTTTGTGGCGCGTCGCCATTCAATCCGAAATACATCTGCATGATGCGCTGCTCCCGCGGGCGTAGGGTGGCCAGCGCGGCCTCGAGCGCACTAACGGCGTCACCCATGGAGATCGCCCGTTCCGGATCGTAGGCAATTGAGTTGGTCGCGCTACCAACAAGTGCCGGTAGATCCTCTGCGTCGACTTCCCGCGTAACGCGGTTGGTATCCAGCGCCCGTCGTATGAAGGGCGCAGGGAAGAGATCCTCGGGCAGCCTGCATAGCGTCTTCGAGATGGCGAGGATGCAGCTGCGCCATTCTCCGTCCTGGCGCAGCGGCGCGATCTTGAGTTTCAGGTAGTCACTGACGCGGGTATAGGAGACGCCACTGTCGCGTGCGAGTGCCGCTGCAGTCTCACATCCTGCAGCGCGCATCGCCGTCAGCAGCGCATTGTTTTTGATGGTGACGATCACCAGGAGATCGCGGTTCATGCCGCCACCCCCATCGTTACCGCATCTGCCTTGCTGAGCCAGCGACCACCGCGCTCACAGCCGGTGCAGATCAATTCAGCGATATGCGGCCCCTTGCCGGGCGCCACGCGGAACATGGTGCCGTCGCAGGTAAGGCAGGGGCTTCGCGCGATAACTCTTTGGGATTGCGCTTCCGGCACGCCGTCGCGCCACTCTGTACCGTCGCGCAGCCGATAGCTTACCCAATCCTCGCCAGCATCCTCCTGCTCGCCGGCGATGAAGTCCGGGATAAAGAGGTGCGCGACGCAACCAGCCTCTTGGTCGCGCCGGCCAAGCTGATGGTTGTGCCGCGCGCAATGCCAGGCACCGTCATTGGTGGGCGAGGCATGCAGGCAGGAACGGCAATGCCGCTCAGGCATCGCGCCCTCATGACAGGTGGCGTGATGCTCGCAAAAGCGGCATTGCCACCATGCTGGATCGTCACTGATGCGCGCGGGCGGTCGGTTCGCGGCAATGATGCGCTCAGCCTTGGCCATGATGCGCAGCGCCGCCTCGGCGTCGTAATGCAGGCGCTCCTGATAAAGTTCATCGGTGTTCTTGTTGACCGCGAGGTAAAAGGCGCGTTCCAACCCCGCCAGATGCATGTAGGTCTGCATTTGCGCCCAATGCTGCGGCTTGGCTTTAGCGACGCCGTCACGCTTGAGCGAGAGGAAGGATTTCTCGCTATGCGTCTTGAACTCACAGACATGCCAGGTGCGGGGCGCTTCGGGTAAGCCGATCGCCACCGCATCCATGCTGCCGCCGAAATGCCCGCCCGTATCGCGTAGCTGCCATTGGCGCCCGGTGGCCGGATCGAGATCCAGCACAGTGACGCCAATGCGACGGAGATCAGCGACAAAGCGTGCCTCCGCCAGATTGCCAGTATCGAATAGCCGAAGCAGTCGTCCTGCATGCTTCGCGCGCGTGGTCCAGCGAAAGCCGTACCAGATGGCGCGCTCGCATTCGGTGCCGATCAGTGAGGCACCCAGGTGTTCCCGATATCCGTGATCGGCCGCCGCTTCATAAGCAGCATAGATGGCCGATACGGTTGGTGTTGGCGGGGCTGGAAGGCTTACCATGGCAACCCTTCCGATCAAGCGCGCCGCCAGGGGGGCGTGCCGCCGGTGCCCGGGCGCGCAGCAGGCGGGGGCGTTGTCGCAGGGCGGGGCGGCGGCGCTGCTTGGCTAGGCGCAACACTGGTGCTCCCTGCCTTGGCGGCGGAATAGCCAGACACCTTGTTCCGCGCCTCGCGATGCACGCCGTATTTATCGGTACCGGCAGGCTCGACCTTCAACGTCACGAACAGCGGTTTGAAGTGAAGCTGCTCGCTGTCACTGACATGCACCTGGCCCACCGCGTGGCAGATGGCCGACAAGGTGCGCTGCGCGATCTCCACCGTCTGCTCGTTGCGGTTCACCAAGTTCAGCTGATCGAAGATCTTTCGCCGCGCGGAGGGGCCTTCCAGGATCTCGAAGACCAGCTTCAGCAGCTGCCCGTCGCCCGCCTTGGTCGGTGCCATTTCACTCTCGATCAACTGCGCGAGGTATTTGCCGGGCGGCAGCACTTCGAGCGGGACGGCGGGGGCGACCTCGGTCGCGTCAAAAGTACCATTGAGGGATGCCATGGGTCAGCTCCGGGCTTCGGTTGTGGAGGACG